CTGAAGAAGCTGAACTCGAAGAAAAGAAAGCTGAGGTGCAAGCTGTAGTACAGGGCGTAACGACAGGCGCGGAACGTCTCATCTCAGATTTGGAACAAAGAGTTTCAAAAAATCAAGAGGACTTAGGAGATGTTGTTGAGGAACTTCGAAAAGAAATTAATGAGAAGTCTCAAGAAATCCAACACATCCGTGAGTCTAAGCGAGTTTTCGGTGGCGATCGTCAGAATAGTGACTGGCAGAAAGCCTTTGAGCACGACGTAAACGACGCTTATATTCTAGCGAAAGCTACTGGTAAAGGGTATGAAACTGCCTTTGCCAAGAACGTTATGCAGAAAGTAAACGCACATTCAGGTGTGGAAGTTTCTTCTGCTGATTTCGAACAAACCGTTTCAAGCAATATCGAGCGGGATATTCAAGTTGAGCTAGTATTGGCTCCGCTTTTCCGTGAAATCGCTATGCAATCAGCGACTCAAATCCTACCCATCTTACCAGATGCTGGATACGCTGAGTTTACCACTAACCAAGCTGCTTCGGGCTCAAGCCCTCATGGTAACTTGGAATCACGAGGTGATACCTATGGTACACCGTTCGGTGGTAACGATTTGACAGAGCGAACTCTTTCAACCAAGAAACTTATTTCTCAATCTTATCTTGGTAACGAAACTGAAGAGGATGCAATCATTCCGATTCTTCCTTTGATTCGTGAAAGTATTATTCGTTCACACGCTCGTGCAGTTGAGAACATGATTCTCGTTGGTAACCACGCTGACGGTACCTTTGGTACTGGTGGTGCGGCTCCTGACGGTCTTATTGCTCTTGCAGCCGCTGATTCTGATAAGACTCAGTCTAGTGCTGCCTTTGGCGCTGCTGATGGAACAGCTAAGCTTACTGCTGCTGCACTATTAGCAGCTCGTAAGAACATGGGTAAATATGGTATTCGCCCCTCGGACGTTGTTTACATCGTTTCCGTGGCAGAGTATCATAATCTCATTTCAGATGCTGCATACGCAGACTCTAGCCAAGTAGAAGGTCTCGCCACGAAACTTACTGGTCAAGTAGGCCAGGTTTACGGGTCTCCCGTAATCGTTTCTGATGAGTTCGCTACCGCAGCTGTGAGCAAGTTCTATGCTGTTGCAGTTAATACGCGAAACTTTGTAATCCCACGTCTACGTGGTGTTACGGTTGAAAGTGATTATGAGGTTGCAAACCAAAGACGAGTACTGGTTGCTAGCCAGCGTCTAGGGTTTACCGACATTATAAATGGTGCTACTGACAAGTGGGCACTACAGTATAAGGCTTCTTAATCATACTGGGTAATCTGGGGAGGGAAACCTCCCCAGGTTTTTACAAGGGTATTTTATGGCAGATTTAGTTACTAGAGATCAATACAAAGAATATAAAGGTATTGAACATTTCAAGGACGATGGTAAAATCGATGCCTTGCTTTCGCCTATAAGTACGTTAGTAAAAACCTATTGCGGTACCAGTTTTATAGATCATTACAGCAGTAATAAGGTCGAAATTTTTGATATATCTGATGGTCAAACTACAGAGCTTTTCTTAACTGAATCGCCCTTAGTAAGTGTAAGTTCAGTAAAAGAAAGAGAGGGCATAACAAGTGCTTATGTCACTTTAGTTAATAATACTGATTATTATATAGATGCTGAACACGATAGATTATATAGAATCGATGGGGACATTAGTTCCAAGTCTTGGGCACAAGGCTTCGCATCGGTAGAAGTGACTTACAGAGCTGGATATTCAGCAACTCCACAAGACTTGCGATTAGCAATATACGACTTAATCACTTATTACCTTAAAGAAGAGTACAAAGGGAGAAAGTCTTTAGCTGGTGCAACGCTTCAGAATGAAACGTCAACCACTATCCGCGAGGATATAGGGTTTCCAGATCACATTAAAAGAATTCTAGATATGTATAGAATTGTGGATGTTATCTGATGGCACGTTCAAATACTACTCGTCGCTCTGCCATTTTAGATGGGATGGCAGATATATTTGAGAAAATAGATGGCGGCGACGGCTACAAACAAGACCTCACCGGTGCTATAAGCACAAGAATGCAATTCTGGGACGAAGTAGATTCGTTCCCTTGTCTGCATATGTCTGCGGGTACAGAAACTCGCGAATATTTTGGTGCAGGCAGTAAATGGAGATTTTTAACCGTAACAATTCGAATCTATGTCAACTCCGAAGATCCCATAACTGAATTGGAGGAGCTACTAGAGGACGTTGAAACGGTTTTAGACGACGCAGGCCAGTTTGACTATAGGACAACTGAGGGGACGAAACAAATCTCTCAGTTGACTGTTATTAGTATAAGCACTGATGAGGGTGCATTGCAACCTCTCGGGGTCGGCGAAATGATCGTAGAAATACGATATTAGAGCTAAACTTATTTCAGCAAACGCATAATAAGTACAGCTCAAGTTAATAAAGGAGACCATTATGGCTCTATTTTTTCAACGCGACGCATCGCTAGTGGTATATCCTGAAACGAGTGCCGGAACTTGGACTGGAGGCGCTGACACTGCGTACACTATTCCTCTTTTGGAAGGTTTTAGTTTCAGTCAGACCACGAACTCTAGTGAGGTAACACTCTCAGAGATGGAAAGCACAGGCGGAGCCTCAAGACGTGGTAGAAAGATGTTTAACGACTCTCTCGCCCCCGTTGAGTGGAGTTTTTCTACTTACTTGAGACCTTTCCTTTCCGGAGCTAGCTCTGGTACTGGACTATATGGTGCAGCAGGACAACATCTTGTGGATGAAGTCCTTTGGAACGCACTTATGGCCAAAGGCCGACTGGGCGAAGTTGGTACAGAAATTGAATCTATAACTGTTACACCAGGTAGTTCTGTCTTTACCACTGCCCCTACTGTAGCATTCAGTGGTGGTGGCGGTTCTGGTGCAACTGCAACAGTAATTTTGCATCCAACAGGACACGCAGATGCGGGTAAAATTTCCCACATAAATGTTACTGCTGGAGGTAGTGGATATAGTTCTGCTCCTACTGTAGTATTCAGTGGAAGTGCTGCTTCAGGTTCTGGACACTCTGGTGTAGCCGTTGTAGGCGACGCAGATGACTCTCTATTATCTAGAGGAACCGCAGCTGGTAACGCAGATGCTAATGCTCTTATTATGGATACTCGCAGATCGAACAAAGCTGCTTTAGAAACATTTGGTTTAGAGTTTAATTTGGGTAACAGCCAAATTTATAAACTTACTAAATGTGTTGTTAATTCCGCTACTGTTAACTTTGATGTTGATGGTATTGCCACTGTAGAGTGGAGTGGAATGGGTGCAACTATTGCAAGTATATCTTCTCATACTGCTAATGCTAAAAACATTACAGAAGGCGGAAGAGCAGCAGATACCTCTAACTTTATTCGTAATCGATTGACTTCAATGTCAATTGCTTATGCGGATGGAGGTAGTTCTGATATTTCTCCCATTAACGATAATGCTTACGCATTAACGGTAACTGGAGGAAGTATTAGTATCGAGAATAATATTTCGTATTTAACACCGGAAGAATTAGGTATAGTTAATAAGCCGATTGAACACGTAACAGGTGTTCGTAACATTGGTGGAAGCTTCACTTGTTATCTGGCATCTGGTACGGGAGGCAGTAAGGAGTTCTTTGATGATCTCGTGCATGACACCTCATTAGGGGTAACTACTCATGACTTTGCAGTCACTTTCAATGTTGGAGGTACTACAGGTCAGCCACGAGTAGCATTTGAAATGCCACACTGTCACGTGGAGGTACCTAGCCACTCGATTGAAGATGTAATTTCATTAGAAACTAACTTTAGTTCGCTGCAGAGCGATATGGAAAGTAACGTTCCTGATGACTTTAAGATCAAAGCTTTTGGTAAAGCGTTATAATAGAATAGGCGGGGGTAAAACCCCGCCGTTTTATTGGAGATAAAATGGGTGTAAAATCTTATAAAGTAACTTTAGGGTCTAAGGAACGCTCTATACAAGGAGAGGAAGTTCTTGATACCCTAACTCGAGGAGAGCTAATAGAGTCAGCAAGGTATAAAGAATCTATGGACTCTATAGTACGAGTTCAATTACAACATACTGCTGCTATGAATGCTCGTATTGACGAGTTGA